CCAAAGCGTAGAGGAAGACGTCCTGCTAAGAAAGCTAAGAACGGTCCTTTAACTGATTTTTTCGATAAGTAATATGAAGTTAGTTGTAATAACAGACACTCATGCGGGTGTTAAAAATGGTAGTGATATCTTCTTAGATTATTCTGAAAGATTTTATGATAAGGTTTTCTTTCCTTATTGTTTAGAAAATGGTATAACTAAGATACTTCATCTTGGTGATTATTTTGATCATCGAAGAGTGGTAAATTTTAAAGTTCTTAGTAGGAATAAGAAAATGTTTCTTGATAAGTTAAGAGAACATGGAATGACCATGGATCTTATTCCAGGAAACCACGACGTATTTTATAAAAATACAAATTCATTATCAAGTTGCGAAGAGATTCTTCAACATTATAAAGATGTTGTAAATCTACACATGGAACCAACCGTCGTGAGTTATGGTAGTTTGGATATTGCATTAATCCCTTGGATAAATTCTGAGAATTACGATGAAGTAACTAACTTTGTTAAAAATGTAAAAGCTCCATTCTTAGGTGGGCATTTAGAACTTCAAGGATTTGATATGATGAAAGGAGTTCAAGCTAGTTCTGGAGCTATGAAGTCTGATATCTTTTCTCGATTTGAAATTGTAATGAGCGGCCACTTTCATACGAAAAGCAATAAAGGAAACATTCATTATCTTGGAACTCCCTTTGAATTAACCTGGGCAGATTGTAATGATCCAAAGTTTTTCCATGTTATTGATACAGAGACACGTGAGCTAATGCCAATTCGTAACCCGCTTACAATTTATAATAAACTAGTATATGATGATAGTAAAGCGTCTGATGATATTATCACAGAGATTAAGTCGTGTAATTTTAGTTGTGTACCAGATTCATATGTAAAAGTAATTGTTATTAATAAGAAGAACCCGTTTCTTTTTGACAAATATATTGATGAGATAATTAATAAAGAGCCCTTTGATTTAAAGATTGTAGAAAACTTTGATGAATATCTTTCAGAAAATGTTGAAGATGAAAAGATTGAAATAACTGATACTGTCAGCTTATTGAATACATATGTTGATTCTGTTGAAACTGAATTAGACTCTGACCGAATAAAATTAAAACTACAAGAACTTTTTGTTGAAGCTCAATCTTCAGACGCACTATAAAATATTATGATAGAATTCCATACCTTAACATATTCAAATTTTCTCTCAGTTGGAGATACACCAATCACTATTGATTTTGAAGCAACTAAATCAACATTAATTGTTGGCCATAATGGATCTGGTAAGAGTTTAATGCTAGATGCTCTTAGCTTTGCTTTGTTTGGTAAACCACACCGAGCTATTAATAAGCCTCAATTAATTAATAGTATCAATGGTAAAAAGTGTTTAGTAGAAATAACCTTTTCGGTTGGTAATAAGAATTACAAAATCGTCCGAGGACTTAAACCAAACATTTTTGAGATATGGGTTAATGGTGAAATGATTAACCAAGAATCTCATTCCCGCGATTTTCAAAAGTTACTTGAGACAAACATTCTTAAATTAAACCATAAGAGTTTTCACCAAGTTGTTGTATTAGGTAATGGCAATTTTGTTCCATTCATGCAGATGCGCCAATATGAAAGGCGCAATGTTATTGAAGATCTTTTGGATATTAGTATATTTTCTAAGATGAATACTATTCTTAAAGATAATAATGCTAAGCTGAAAGATCAAATTAAAGATAATGAATATCAGTGGAAGTTGATTAAAGAAAAGATTATTTTACAGCGTAAGCATATTGATAAGTTATCAGATATCAGTGAATCTAATCGAGTTAAATATGAATCAGAGATTGCAGATATTCAATCAGAACAAAACGTTTTAATTGAAAGTAACGAAAAAATCTTGGTTCGTTACAAAGCAGAGCATAGTGATACTGAAAAGAAGCTTAATACTTTAAATCGTAGTTTGAATAAAATGAAATCATTTGAATCTCAGATTAAAAGTAAAATGAATGCTATTGAAAAGGAAGCCGAGTTTTACAAGTCTAACTCAGCTTGCCCAACATGTAGCCAAACTATTGATACGGTTATACGCGATAACAAACTAGAATCTTGTGGATGTAAACAAGAAGAACTAACTGATGGTTTTGAAAAATTACAGAACAACATTAAATCTACCGGCGAACAACTACAAACCACTAATCAGGAAATGCAAGAGTTGTTTAAACTTAATAATGAAATGACTAGTAATAATGTTTTGATTAAAAACTTTTCAAAGCGGATATCTGAATTAAGTGCTCAAAAGAATGAAACCGCAGATGATAACGATTTAAAGAAATCGCAGAATGAATTACTTGATATGCAAACTACTAGGGATGACCTTAGCGATTTAAAATCAAAGCAAATTGAAGAAAAACATTATAATGATGTTATTGGTGAACTGCTAAAGGATACTGGTATTAAAACGAAGATCATTCGTCAATACCTTCCCCCGATGAATAAGTTAATTAATAATTATCTGCAGTTGCTTGACTTCTTTGTTAGTTTTGAATTGGATGAAAACTTTAATGAAACTATTAGAAGTCGCCATCGTGATGACTTTAGTTATGCATCATTCAGTGAAGGAGAGAAACAACGAATTGACTTAAGTCTTTTATTTGCATGGCGACAAATTGCCAAAATGAAAAACTCAGCAAATACAAACCTTCTTATATTGGACGAAGTGTTTGATGCTAGTCTTGATTTTGACGGCATTGATAATTTGTTAAAGATAATGCATTCGCTTGATGATGAAACTCGTGTTTTTGTTATTAGCCATAAGCAAGACCTCCTTGAAGGAAAATTTGATCGTAAGATTGAGTTTCAAAGACGCCAAAACTTCACAAGCATAAAATCTATCACGTAACTCGTTAATGGTTAATAGGTTAAAATGCATAAAACGTGATAATAACGTAAAAAGGGCATTAGAGAGCAATTCTTCTTATTTCCTATAATATATACGTCAAACAGTTTTAAAATGGCTCTTTAAACGGTCTTTTTTACGACAAACCCTTATTCTACGGGGGTTCCAGAACAAAATGTGCATTTTGTGAATTATTTTATTTACATTCTATGCTTTTTAGAGTATAATATATCTACAAGGACGGCACGAGAATAGCCAACCACCACTATATCATGATTAAAGAACCACACGTTATTAAACCAAAGCCTGACCGCACTATTATTAATATAGACGCTCAGAAACAGCTTGCCAAATTATTAGCCACTGAAGATATTCAAGTGACTGTTGGCAATTTTAAGACAGCCTATTTTGATGTTAAAAATCGAGTTCTTGGATTGCCTGCGTGGAATACCGATACTAAAGAGGTTTCCGACCTGCTGGTTGGCCATGAAGTTGGTCATGCTCTATTTACTCCTGAGGATGGAATTACTAAATTTAAAGAGCGTTATCCAAAACTCCCTTTTGACATTGCCAACATTGTTGAAGATATTAGGATTGAAAAGATGATCCAATTTAAATATCCTGGCCTTATTAAATCCTTTAATGATGGATACTCCTATTTTAAAGAAAACGATCTTTTTGAAATTAAAGATAAGGATGTGAATGCTTTAGGATTCATTGATCGTATTAACCTTAAAGGTAAATTAAGAGATCTTATTGATGTCCAATTCTCCGATGAGGAAACCGTATTATTTGATAAGGTTAACCGGTGTAAAACCTATGATGATGTATTGGACGTTATTCAAGAGCTTGCTGATTTTATTGAGAAAGAGGAAGAGAAAAACCCCAAAGAAAAGGCAAAACAGCCTTCTGATGACGGCGAGGATAACCAAATGTCTAACGATTCAGAATCAGGTGACGATGATTTAGAATCAGAAGATGATGATGGCGATTCCTCTTCAAAATCCTCAGAAGATAAAAACTCATCTCCAGATACTAATACATCACATGGTGGAAACTCTGGAGGACAGCTTCACAGTAAAGAAGAAGAAACCTCAGAAGCGTTTAAATCAGAAACTCAAGATTCATTGGATAAACACCTTGAGGATCTTGGTGAAATGGCATCCAATGAAACTATCCTAAATAAATTTCCTGAAAAAAATGTGGGAAATTTAGTACACTCCCTCGATGACGTTCGCACGGCGCGTAAAGCCAGTATTCATTATGATACTATTATGAATGATCCAATGGTTCACGAAAAGTGGGCCTTGTTTAAGAATTCTACAAAGAAAAATGTAAATATCCTTTGTAAAGAATTTGAAAGGCGAAAAGCCGCGCATTCATATTCAAGATCTACACAAGCTAGAACCGGAGCCATCAATGTAAACAAATTGCATAGTTACCAATATGATGATCAGATTTTTAAATCGGTAACCAACCTTGCTGATTCTAAAAACCACGGAATGAATATTTTTATTGATAACTCAGGAAGCATGGGTAATTGCATCAGCGATGTTATTAAACAGACTATTCAATTGGTTATGTTTTGTAAGACGGTTGATATTCCGTTCTCTGTTTATAGTTTCACCAGTAAATCCGGTAGAGCCTTTTTGGAAAATGGTAAGTATATTAGAAAATACGAAAATAAAAACGACTTCTTTAGAAATAATTTCCAATACGGAAATAACCTTGATATCTTTACTACCGAGGTTTGTGAGTTAATGAATTCCTCTTTAAAGAAATCTAAATATGAAACTGCTTTAAAAGAATTATATATTCAAAGCGGTGCAATATTTTCAGATGGAGATAAATATGATAAGCTATCCATTCAAATAAATCAACCGTATGGCACTAGAACATATCAGACTAACCTATATTTGGAACATAACTGTATGAATTCTGAATTAGAAGAGATGGGCGGCACTCCTCTTATTGAAACTTTAATCATGGCTCACGGCCTTATCAAAAATTTCAGGAAAACGCATAATGTTGAAAAAATGACAACTGTATTTTTAACAGATGGCGAAGGCCAAACTCCTCACTCTCATTCTACCGAGCCAAAAGTAGAGGATGAAGAAAATCAAATGTATTCAAATTCTAAAGACCCTTGGGGAAATTACCGATATATTAAAATAGGAAAAGATACTGTTGATATTAGTCGCCAAAACCCGAATGCATATTCTGATGTTGTAAAAAGTATTAAGAAGGACACCGGCTCTAAGATGATTGGATTCTTCTTAACTTCAAGTCCGGCAAATGGCAGAAATCATTCATTCGGCGCATTGGCTCATATTAAAAATCTACGTAAGTGGGAATATATTGACAAGTGTAAAAATGAAGCTAAGAAACTAAAAAGCAACTGTTATGCTATTGAAAATGGATATAACTATGATACCTATTTCGTTATTGATAACCTTAAATCCTTAAAAATAAATGATGAAGAAGAATTTCAAGTGCCAGACACCGTTGATACTGAAGATCTTAACAAAGCCGCGAATAGAAGTAAATTGGCAACCTCCTTTAAGAAGTTTAATACCACTAAACGACAGAGCCGAATTTTCCTTAATAAATTCATTGACACGGTGATTTAATAGGAAAAAATGTGAAAATAAATGCATTTTCTATCATTATTTTATTTACATTCACTAAGATTTAGTTTATAATATATCTACAAGGAAGGGAACGGATTCGCTAAGTACCTCCCATTACACCATCAAATTACATTATGAAAAAAGACACCACAAATACGCAGAAGCCTGAGTCCAACTATGACACTGTAATGTCAGAATTAGAACAAGCAGTCTCAACATATCCAATCGTTAAAACGAAGGATATTTACACACACGCTAGAGCCCACGGTTATAGTTACAATAGTGCCAAAGAAACCTTTATGCACTCCGGCCCAAAGCGAGGTGAATGGGACATGCGCAATGTCTGCCTAACTAAGCCTACGCAAAAGAAAGCTTCGGTGGCTCAACCTCAGCAAAGTAACTCTGCTGATGAGAATTTCAAATTTGCCACTTCGGTCCAATCGGTTTCCAATGACGATGTTTATATCCCAGAGGTAGATCCTAACTTTATTTCATGGGGCGACTTCTCAAAGATTAAGAAGATTATCGACTCAAAACAATTTTTCCCTCTGTACATTAGTGGAATGTCAGGAAACGGGAAAACAATGATGGTTGAACAAGCCTGCGCAAAGGCAAAGCGCGAATATGTTCGAGTACAGATATCACCAGAAACTGATGAAGACGATCTGATTGGTGGTTTTCGTCTCATCAATGGTGAGACTGTATTCCAAAAAGGACCGGTACTAAAAGCCATGGAAGCTGGATGTATACTATTGATCGACGAAATGGACCGAGGTTCAAATAAGATCATGTGTCTCCAAGGCGTCTTGGAAGGTAAGCCGGTGATGGTGAAAAAAACGGGTGGCGTAGTTCACCCCGCTCCTGGGTTCAACGTTATTGCAACGGCGAATACTAAGGGGCGGGGTGCCGATGATGGACGATACTCTGCCGCACAAATCATTGATGATGCTTTCGTAGAACGATTCGTAGCAAGTATCGATCAGCCATTCCCCGCATATAATGTCGAACTAAAAATTATTAAGAAGCATATGACTTCATGCGATGTCAGAGGGCACGATGATTTTGCTGATAAACTCGTCAGCTGGGGCGCAGTTATCCGTAAGACTTACGAAAGTGAAGGCGTTGACGAATTAATCTCAACTCGCCGACTATGCCACATTGTTAAAGCTCTTTCAATCTTTAACAATCGCCTTGAAGCAATTAAGATGTGTATCACCCGATTCGAAGATGAGACTAAGGAAGCTTTCCTCGATCTCTATACCAAGATTGATACAAATCAAATTGACAAAGATATGAATTTCACGACTGACGAAAACTCGACTGACGAAAACTCTAGTGATACTAGCCAACACTAATAAACAACAAACGGCTATAACAACAAAAACAAAAACAACAAATATGAATAAACAACAAATTGCTAAATTCCGCACGCTCGTTAAACGCAACACTCAATCAGACGCTGTTGCCGAATGTCTTAACCGAGGCGAAGAGTTCTCAGTTGAAGATGCAAAAATGGCTGGCATTGGCGATCCCCGCCGTGTCGTAAATCGCCTTCGCACAGAGCGAGGTGTTAAGATTTACTCTAACTCTCACCGCCTACGCGGCGGTACTACCGTTAAGCGATACACCCTAGTTAGTCCTAAGGCAAAACGTTAATAGACGGTAATAATAGTGCCGTGTCAGGGTTGTGGTGGTCCTGACACGGTTACTTTTTTTATTTACAAATCACTACAATTAGAATATAATATCATTATGACAACGTTATCAAACGACACCTTAAACATCCTAAAGAACTTCTCAGATATCAATCCAAATTTGGTTGTTAAGCCTGGGAATTCTCTAAGCACAATCGCCGAAGCAAAGAATATTTTTGCAGTAGCTGAAATTACAGAAACCTTTGAATCTCAATTTGGAATCTATGATCTTAACGAATTTATCAATGTAGTTAACTTGGTAGATGAACCTGAGCTTTCCTTTAACGGCGAATCAGTAACTCTACAAAATGGAAAAGCTAAAGCATCTTATCGCTTCGCCGATGAAAGCATTCTCACTTCGCCTCAAAACGAAATCACAATGCCATCAACTGAAGTAAGTGTATCAATCAGTGGTAATACTTTAACTCAAATTAGGAGTGCGGCTCGTGTTATGAACCATGCTATCGTCTCGCTAAAAGGTGAAGATGGCGTAGTTACTTTAGCCGTAGTTGATCCAAAGAACCCAACAGCAAACACATTTTCAATCATTCTCGATGAAGACAACGAATGCAAATCATCCTTTGATCTGCAGTTCCTCATCGCGAATTTAAAAGTTCTTAGCGGAGACTATAATGTAAAAATTAGTTCAAAGCTAATCAGTGAGTGGATAAATACATCAGTGCCTGTAAAATATTACATCGCTCTTGAAAAAACATCAACTTACAACTAAACTAGTAAAGTAAAAACAACAAAACAACAAAACATAATTATGGAAAACGAAGAAAATACCGCAACGGAAACCCCTGAAACTGTCGAAATTAACCTTGGAGCAGTAGCAATGGTATGTAGAGTAATCGCAGCATGTACAGAGCGTGGCGCGATTAAAGCAGAAGAAATGTCAACCGTTGGTCAAGTATTTGATTATATGCGCGCATTCCTTCCCGCACCAGAAGCTAAAGCTGAAGGCGAAGAAGCTGAAGGCGAAGAAGCTGAAGGCGAAGAAGCAACCGCTGAATCCGATATTCTTGAGCCGGTAGAAGCCTAAACAAAAATTGACTTAAATTTATATTATGACTGAAACACTTTGGTGCGAAAAGTATCGCCCAACCACGATTGACGATTGTATCCTTCCTAACGAATTAAAGAAAACATTTAATTCTATTGTTAAATCAGGAGAGGTTCACAACATGTTATTGACCGGCTCAGCTGGTCTTGGAAAAACAACTGTAGCAAAAGCATTATGCAATCAACTTAATCTTGACTATATGTTAATCAACGGTTCGGAAGAATCCGGTATTGATGTATTAAGAAATAAGATTAAGCAGTTTGCTAGTAGCGTTAGTCTTGGCGGCGGTTTAAAGGTAATCATTCTTGATGAGGCTGATTATCTTAACGCCCAAAGTACACAGCCTGCTTTGCGCGGTTTCATTGAGGAGTTTTCTAATAACTGTAGGTTTATCTTAACTTGCAATTTTAAGAATCGAATCATTGAGCCGTTGCATAGCAGGTGTTCAGTCATTGAGTTTAATACAAATAAAAAGGATCTTGCCACACTTGCTGGTAAGTTCCTATCGCGTTTAAAAACTATATTAGATAAGGAAGGCATTAAGTATGAAGATAAAATACTAGCCGAACTTATTATTAGATATGCTCCAGATTGGAGAAGGATTATTGGTGAGTGCCAACGATATGGAGCAGGCGGTGAAATCCAGCCAACTGTTTTACTTGGAGTATCTGATTCTAATATTTCTGAGGTTATTACTTTCCTAAAGTCAAAAGACTTTAAAGGAATGCGAGGATGGGTATGCAATAATACATCTCTTGATAGTACTGTTGTATTTAGAAAGATATACGATTCATTATATGATTATGCAGATCCTTCATCTATTCCTTCTGCAGTTTTAATCATTGCCGATTATAGTTACAAAGCAGCGTTCTGTGGTGATAAAGAAATCAACATGGTTGCCTGTTTAGTAGAGTTAATGGCAAACATTAAATGGAAGTAATGAGCAAAGTTAAAAAACTTTCCTTCTTTGATATTTTAAATAATATTAATGCTGGTTCTAAAGCTCCGGATATTCTTAAAGGTGTAACTGCTGATTCTAGTGAAACCTTACCAGACCCTGATAGTCCTGAGAAAGCTTATACTCCATTTATGATTAACCGAGGGTTATCTCAGTTTAATGATACTATTCTATTTGCTAATGAGATGAATATGAATTATCATCTCCCTGCTAGAATGCAATATGATTTTTATAAGAACGTATTACGTCCTCGTAAAAGATTTAGTAAATGGTTTAAAGCAATTCCTGACAGTAATGATATTAAAATTATCATGGATCACTATGGATATAGTTCTGAGAAAGCGCGCGATGTATTGGATTTATTTAATAAAGAAGAGTTAAAAGCTTTACATCGTCATCATGACAAAGGTGGAAAAGCATAATAAATAATTATAATGAACATTGATAATGAAAAAATAAAAAGTTGGTCTCCTGATGAAATGCTTGAGATCTATTTGTCTGAGCCAGACGATTTTCTTAAGGTAAAAGAAACCCTTACTCGAATTGGAGTCTCTTCTCAAAGGGAAGAAAACACTTTATTTCAAAGTTGCCATATTCTTCATAAGCAAGGGCGATACTTTATTCTACACTTTAAAGAACTATTTTTACTTGATGGTAAACCTTCTAATTTTACTGAAGAAGATTTTAAAAGAAGGAACACTATAACAACTCTCTTATCTGATTGGGGTTTGCTAGAATTAGTAAACTATACTCATGCTAGTGAAAAGACCAACTTAAAACAAATTAAAATTGTACCATTCAAAGAGAAGAAGAATTGGACTCTTAATTCCAAATATAATATTGGTAATGTAAAGAAAAAATCTTAGTATTATAAATAAAAACATGAGTACTGAGAAATATTTGTTACCAAACGAGAAGAAGCGTTTATACGAATCTATTACAATTCCAAAGAAAAAAGAAGAGGTTCTGAAACTAATTAAGGATGCTCCTAAAACAAAAGCAACTTCTAAAGATACCAATAATCTATGGAACAAAATATCCACTTCTTTAGTAGGTCCACTTGAAGATTTAATGTATGAAAAACCATATGATAAAGCATATAGTGCTGGATATAATGGTGATAAAGAACCAAAGAATCCATTTAAAAAAGATACATTAGCTTACTGGTTCTTTACTAATTTATATACTCAAGGGAGTAACGATAATTAATTTTTAAAAATAAAACCATGAGTACTGAGAAATATTTGTTACCAAACGAGAAGAAGCGTTTAGATGAAGAAACATTATCTGAAGCTAAAGTGCCATCTGACTATTTAGATTTCCAAAGCGATGATAAAAGTTATAAAGTTTATCAAGCAGATAATAATGGAGAATCTTCTGTAAGACCCGCCGAAAAGGCAAGTAAAAATTGGCCGACTGGTGCTCCAGTAACTAAGACTTTTAAAAAAGTTTCATCTGCTCCAATTCCAAAAGGTGAGTTTTGGGTTTTAGAATCTGATAAAAGTTTTTATTGGATGGTTAACGGCACTTGGTATTCGATCAGTAAAAAAGACCATCCCCGCCCACCATTTGATTATTAAATGAAAAGCTTTAAACAATATTTAGAGGGATTGCGTATTGCTTATACTCCAGCTCAACAAAAAGCGATGGATAAAAGGACAAATGCGATGAATTCAGATCTTAAGAAAAAGTTTAAAGCTGGAAAGATTTCAATTAAATGGTCTCAGACAAGAGGCGGTCACGCTATCTTTGTTAAAGGTAGAATGGAAGGTCCTCTCTTTGATTCTGAAGATGACGCTGAAAAATATTTAAAAAAACTCGGTATTCGAGTATAAATTAAATTAAAATATAAATAAAATCATGAGTACTGAGAAATATTTGTTGCCAAACGAGAAGAAGTGTCTGGATGAAGCAAAACTTGCAGGTAAAAATAGAGAACGGCTTGATAGTTTAATCTCTTTATATGTCACGGCAACAGATCCCGAGGCAGATTATTATTATGATGGAGATGTTCCTGATGCTGAAAAGATTTTAAATGATATTAAAAAAGAATTTGGATCAAAAATTGCCAAAGATGTTGGTAATGGAACAAATATTTTCCATTATGGTAGAGATAATAATCAAGGAGGTCGCTTAACATACGGGGATGCGACAAAACAGCGTGGCGCAAGACGTATCACAAAAGGTGGTAAAATTAATAAGCAGGACGCAGCAAAACTTAAAAAGGATATTAAAGATATTTTAAAGAATACAAAATTAAATACTGCTTATCGATCACATAAGTTAAAAGGAAAATTACCAGAGAGTAATTAATAAAAAACCTTTGACACTGAAGCTGAAAAATATTTAAAAAAACTCGGAATTCGAGTATAAATAGATTTGTAATACGATACGTTTTCGTATTATAAAGAGGTGCCGAAAGGATCTCAATTAATAAAAAATAACTCGCTTAATAAGGAGTTCAAAATATGACAATAACAAATACACTAAATTCGTTGCCGCGTTCTTTCGCGGTTGGGTTCGATTCAATCTTTGATAGATTAGAATCAAGAGAGAAAGCATCTTATCCTCCTCACAATATTGTGAAGCATAATGAGGATGAGTTTGAAATCGCACTAGCAGTCGCAGGCTTCAGTGATAAAGATCTTTCCGTCAAACAAGACGGAGATCAACTTATCGTTGAATCTGATTGCGTTGAGCTTAATGGAGATAAAGAATATCTTCATAAAGGAATTGCTACTCGAAGTTTCATCAAGAAGTTTACATTAGCCGATCACATTCGTGTCGAGCAAGTAGCGCTTGTTGATGGTATACTTTCAGTTCTACTAAAGAAAGAAATTCCTGAAGAAATGAAACCTAAGAAGTTTACTATTCTTCCAGAGTTTATTAACGAAGATTAAACTTTGCAGTTAAAACATAATAAAAGGGTTCTTCAGAAATGAGGAGCCCTTTTTTATTAACTTTAGTATTTACATCTATAATAAAAGATGATATAATATATACATGAAGAACAGCATTAGTGGATTCTACACCAGCGTCGATAGACACATGAACATGATTAAGTATCGAGGATACGATCATGATGGCAAAAAAATATATGATTCATTTAAATATCGGCCAACGCTTTATGTAAATAGCAAAGACCGTAACTCAGAATGGAAAGCGATTGATGGAACTCCTGTAGGCCCAATGCAGTTTGGCACTATGAGCGAATGCCGCCAGTTCTGTAAACATTATGAAGATGTTCCTTCGTTTAAAATATATGGAAATGAAAAGCATGTTCCAGCATTTATCCAAAGCCAGTGGCCTGGCGAAATTGAGTATGATAAAAAGATGGTCGACATTCTTTACATCGATATTGAAACTGCTATTGGTACAGGCTTTCCAGAACCAATGCGAGCAGAACAAGAGATTCTTACAATCGCAGTAAAGAGTAGCCGTTGTGATACTTATATCATCTGGGGACTAAAGGATTATGACCTTTCTAAAAGTGAAGTGCCACATCTTAGAAAAGAGTATCGCCAGTTTGATACTGAAACCGAACTCTTAAATGATTTTCTAGATTGGTGGAGTGATCCTATTAATACTCCAGATGTTATCACTGGTTGGAATACAGAGTTCTTTGATATTCCTTACATCGTTAATAGAATAGCTCGTATGTTGGGCAACGATGCAACCAAGCGATTATCTCCTTGGAAAAAAATTACAGATAGAACCGTAAATGTATTTGGCCGTGAGCAAACCAGCTATAACATTATGGGTATTCAACAACTCGATTACCTTGACTTATTTAAAAAGTTTACTCTTAATACTTATGGCCAACAAGAATCATATAAGCTAGATAATATTGCCGAGGTTGTTCTTGAACAAAAGAAGCTAGCTTTTGAAGGCGATCTAAAAGAATTATATGAACAAGATTTTCAGAAGTTTGTTGATTATAATATCGTTGATGTTGAATTGATTGAACTGTTTGAAAAGAAACTTGGCTTAATTGATTTGGTATTTACTCTAGCATATTTTGGCGGAGTTAATTATACAGATACGCTCGGTACTGTTTCTATATGGGATAGTATAATCTTTAGGAATCTTGCTAAAAAGAAAATAGCGATTCCTCCATCAAAACCAAGTGCTAAAGCAGAATATGCTGGAGGGTTTGTTAAGCCAGTTGTGCCAGGGATGTATGATTGGGTAATGAGCTTCGATTTGAACAGCTTGTATCCTAACCTTATTATACAATATAATATGAGTCCTGAGACCCTCGTAAGGCATTCTACAGTGCCTAATATTACACCTGATCGAGTACTCGAAGATCAAACAAACATATCCCCTGACAGTAATTTGGCGGTTGCCGCAAATGGCGCAACATTTAGTAGACATAAGCAAGGGTTTCTACCAGAGATTATTGAAGAGCTTTATAATAAGCGTAAGAAGATTAAAGCAGAAATGCTAGATAAAAAGAAAGAGAATGAAAAGCAAAAAAGTAAGATATTAGACTCAGAAATCGCCAGACTTGAAACTGAACAAATGGCGATCAAGATACTAATGAACAGCCTGTATGGAGCTTTGGCTAACAGATGGTTCCGTTACTTTGATCTTCTTGTTGCTGAAGGAATTACTCTTACAGGTCAACTTGTTATTCGTTGGGCAGAACAACATGCAAACAAATGGTTATCTTCATTCCTTAAAGATGAGAAGCCAGTTGATAGAGTTATAGCAGCAGACACTGACTCCATTTACGTTAATGTTCAAGATGTAATTGATAAGCTTAATCCAAAAAGTCCAGTTGAGTTTCTTGATAAGTTTGGTGAAGAAGGTATGGTTCCTGCATTGGAAAAAGCTTTTAATAAGTTAGGCGGTATTACAAATTCATATAAGAATACGATGGTGATGGCGCGAGAAGCTATTGCTGATAAAGCTATATGGACTGCAAAGAAACGATATATTTTAAATGTTCTTAACAATGAAGGTGTTCAATATGCTGAGCCGAAAATTAAGATCATGGGTATTGAAGCTATTAAGAGTTCTACTCCAAAAGTATGTCGAGGCGCTATGAAGGAAATGTTTAAAGTAATGATGAGCGGGGATGAAGATAAAACTCAAAAAGCGATCGCTTTCTTTCATAACCACTTTAATTCTTTGCCGGCCCATGAAATCGCAAGTCCTCGTGGAATTAATAATGTTACAAAATATTATGATTCACAAACTCTATATTGTAAAGGAACACCAATGCATTGCCGCGCGGCCTTAGTATATAACGATCAGTTAAAGAAGTTTAACTTAACTAATAAGTATAGGGAAATCCAAGGCGGCAATAAAATTAAGTTTGTATTTCTTAAAAAGCATAACCCAACTGGAGAAAACGTAATTGGGTTTATTGATAAGTTGCCACACGAATTTGGTTTAGATAAGTTCATTGATTATGAAACTCAATTCCAAAAAGCTTTCCTTGATCCAATTAATCTTATCTTACATGCTATTAGTTGGTCGGCAGAACCTCAAGCTAGTTTGGAAGACTTCTTTGGGCAAGTATAGATAAAACAAAGGTATGACACTCACACAATAAAAAAACAAATGAACCAACTAAACAGAAACCTGACAAACGTTATTAACGAATTACAACAAGACTATTTAAAGTTTGATGATACCGTAAGAACCATCGAAGTTCTTAATGCGATTAACAATTACTTTCACACGACAGAGGAAACTCCTTTGTCTAATAAAAGCAGAGACATTCTAAAAGAAATTAAAATATATGGAAAATAATAAAACAGTAGAAGACGTGATAAAACTAATTCCAGAAACACTTGATGATTGGGTAACGCTTGTTCCTAAAAATGACTCTCTAACATGGCAAGCATCATCTACCGATTGGCCAAGCGATATTGATAACATGCATAATAAGTATGGTGTTCATTGCGCGCTTAAAAAGTTAGATAGTAAAGACCTAAGAGAATTTCTAAACTTTCGTTTAGACTTCCTAGAAGAAGAACTTACTGAAACAAAAAATGCAGTTGGTAAACTACATTGTGATGACGTTGATTGCGAAGAAGTGGTTGATGGTTTAATTGATCTTTGCGTTGTCGCTATTGGAACGTTAAATGCGTTTGGAGTTGACGAACATAAAGCGTGGGAAGCAGTTCATAACGCTAATATGAATAAGGAAGTCGGCGTTAAAGAAGGTCGAGACAATCCACTAGGTCTTCCAGATTTAGTAAAGCCTAAAGGGTGGGTCGCGCCAGATCATTCTGATAATCACGGGTTTCTTCCTAAATTAAACGAATAAAAGATTTACATTTTAGTAAATATAGTATATAATATTAATTATGGATTTACTTCTATTCATCATGCTTTTAATAGTGGCAAGCCTTTGCTACTTAATACCCACTTTTGTGGCGGTCGTAAATAAACATAAATACGCTCTTCCTATTTTTATAGCTAACCTATTCTTTGGCGTTACGGTTGTGGGATGGGCCGCTCTATTAATCTTTGCTATACTTAAAGAGTTTAGAGCAGAAAATAAAGTATGAAATATTCATTAACTATATTTAAATCAATCTTTGATAATTCGACTCATCGTAAGATGTCCTTTGACGGTTGGGATGAGTTTAAAGAACTTCTTTTAAACCTTAGTAAAGAAGATGGTTATAAACCAAAGAAAGACGAAAGAAAAGATGGTTCACCTCTTATCAGCCCAGCAGTATATGATAAAGATGAAAAGCGAAGAAATGTAAATGTTTTATGTTGGGGTGGTTGGGCTGCAATTGACGTTGACGATTATGAGTGTAATTTCGAACAAGCGTTGGTTGTTTTTAAAGATATCAAATGTGTTGTTTATAATAGCGCAAGCTCGACAAAAGAAAAGCCAAAGTTCAGAGTTATTATACCATTCACAAAGACTATAGAAAAGGATGATATAAAGCATTTATGGTTTGCTCTGAATAAAGAGTTTAATTCATTAGGCGATCCACAAACGAAGGATCTATCAAGGATGTATTACGTCCCAGCACAATATCCAGGTGCTTATTCATTCATTCATTGTAACGATGACGCCGACTTTTTAGATGTTGATTTAATAATGAAAAAGCATCCGTTTATAGTACCTCAAGAAAATTCATTTAAAAGTAAACTAAGTGAAGAAATGAAAATTAAGCTGATGAAGTATAAATCTAATCAACTTAACAACACCTCTATTACTTGGTCTTCATATAGAGATTGCCCATTTGTAAATAAACAATTAGTAAATGAATATCGTGTTATTTCAGAAACTGGTTGGTATTCTAAATTATATTCAATTATGGTTAGTATTGCCGGATCCGCAATACATAAAGGATACCCAATTACTGTTAATGAAATTGTAAAGCTTGCTAAAGATATTGATATGGATACTGGATGCTGGTATAAAAATAGGCCATTAGATATTGAAGCAGAACGCGCATTAACCTTTGCACTTCAAAATGCGTAATTAATAAATAATATTATGAAGATTGAAACCAAACTGAAACGCCAGTTTAATAAAATACAAAAGGATACTGGTGTAAAACTTCCAGCTGACTATGAGTATTATTGTGGTTTATATAAATGGCCAAAAGGTTTGCGTAAGATTCTTAGTAAACGATTCAATAGCAGTTGTATGCTACATGATATTCAACATGTTTCAGGTGTTATTGATTATAAAGAAGCCGATCGCATGTTCCTTAAAAACGCTAAAGAACAAGCGGGGCGCAACGATTTTTGGATATTAATGGCATATGTATTTTACGGCGCCGTTCGTATATTAACAAAAACAAAAGCAATACGAAACAAGAAATAAAACTCTAAACATTATAAATAAATTTATATGAAAAAGAAAAACAAAAGAGCTCGTGACGAAGAAGGCCAGTTTGTTGGAGATGATCCAAGCACTCCTGATATTAATGAAGCCTTTGCAGAAGATGCTCAACCACCTAAAGAAGCACCAGCTAAAGCGTCAGGCCCTAAAAAACTAACTCCGGGCCAGATTAAGAAATTAAAAGGCGAATGGGGTAGCCAGTTTAAAAATAAATTTAAAGGACGTTATTAATATTCACGTAAATAATTAAACCATGATATGGCTTCTAGTATTTTTCTAGAAGCCATATTTGTTATTTACAAACTTGGTAAAATATGGTATAATATCTTTATACATAATTATACTAACATTACAATATGAACATTAAATCCGTAAGAGACACCTTAGCAAATCTCCATAAAAATAAAGAATATGTCATAGTTAATAAACAATTAACTGTTGAAATTATTGGAGCATCTTTCATAGCAAATACTGATTCTATATTTGGTTTGGCCAATGAAGATTATATTGATCGAGAATTAATGTGGTATAGAAGTATGTCTCGTAATGTAAATGATATTAAAGGTAAGGTTCCAAAGATCTGGGAAATTGTTTCATCGCCAAAAGGAGAGATAAATTCAAATTATGGATATCTAATAAATCACAAAGATAACTATTACCAATACAAGAATGTATTAGAAACTCTTAAGAAGGATCCTAACTCGCGCAGAGCAATAATGATTTATACAAATCCTAAAATGCATACTCAATTTAAAAGGAAAGGTATGACAGATTTTGTTTGTACAAATACTGTTCAATATGTTATTCGTAAAAACAAATTGTCTGCAATTGTCCAAATGAGATCAAACGATGCTTGGGCCGGTTATAGAAACGATTACGCTTGGCAGAAATATGTTCTTAACAAGTTAGCAAAAGACCTAAATTGCAAAGAAGGTAACATTCATTGGAATGCTGGTAGCTTACACGTATATGAAAATCAATTCTACCTACTAGACCATTATTTAAAAACAGGAGAACACGAGATTACTAAAAAACAATATAATAACAACCTCTAAAAACCCACCACCCAATATGTACAGTATTAAAAAACTAGGATATGACGATTGGAATGACGCGCTTGATGCTTTCTTAGAATATAAAACCAGAGATGTGGAAAAAAACAATTTATCATTTGATGAATGGTATTCTTTTAAAACAAGAATCAAAAAAATTAATGAAAAAATTAAAAATGGGGAAGCATCTTCTAATGTTAATAAACATATAAAAAAAGATATCAAAAAACATAGCGATGACTCTGAAAATTTAACATTAGCAGAAAATGAAATTTTGGAAATGCTGAATAACTTAAATTTAGATGTAAGCATTTCGCCTAGATATAAAGAAGAATCATACTCTGAAAGAATATGCAGAGAAGCGGAAGAGCTAGCTCGCCGCGCCCATATTGGTCAAACTCGCCATAATGGAAACCCTTACATTCATCATATTGAAGATGTTGTTAACATAATTAAATCTAATAGTAATAGCAACACCGCTGAAGCAATTATTGTTGCATGGTTACACGACGTTATTTCAACCACTTCTTACACAAGTGAATTTTTATTAGAGCAATCTTGGGTAACTAAAAGAATGCTTAATGCTATTGAAGAAATTGAAATTGGTTATTTTGAAACATATCAACAGTATGTTAACAGATTAAAAGAAAATAATTTAGCTTGGGTCGTTAAGTTAGCAAAGCTTATGTCTCTTATGGATAATAATCCGACACAAGATGAGCAATTTGAGATTGAAACATTTTGCGATTATCTTGAAGATGAGCCGTAAAATAACTAAATAAAAAGATTTACATTCTTATTAATATGTGGTATAATTAATCATATGAATAAGGAAGCTAAAGAAAGTATTAAGGTATTACGAGAGTGTGCCGAATTACAAACTGCTAAATCAAGAGATTATCAAAATCCTAACAGCCGAATTAAACAAGCTGATTATTATCCACGAGGCATCGCATCTATCTTAGATATTATTTACGCCAAAACTCTTAGAATGTATTCGGTTCTAGAAGCTATGGAATCTGATACTGGATATGAGCCAAACTTTGAATCTCTTGAAGATTCTGGTAAAGATCTTATTAACTATGCGTCGTTCTTAGTAGCTTATATGAGACATGGCGTAGATGGCCAAGATGTTAATAAAGATTTTTTAAATCGAAACGGAAACAAATAGATATATTATGAGAATCGGCATCGGCAAGATTGGTAAGTCTGTATTATTCAATAGTAAAAATTGGGGCGCTGTTGGCGGTGACAATGAAGCTCCTATTTTATATGAACACCTAATAACACAAAACCCTGAGCATACTTTTGTTATGCTTGGCGCTAGTGACTTTGATAGATTATCTATTGCCGAGCAAGAACGGATTAACGTTCATGGTAATTTCATATATGCTTTCTCTGGGTTTTCCGAATGGCGAAAAAATCAATGGGATAAATCTAAAGCTCAACACCCTTCAAATGATAGGCAAGAGTTTATGGAAAACATTATTATTCCAAATCCAAAATTTGAAATTGATGCTGGTGTTTTTATGTGCGGTCAAGTTGCAACTTCTAATGTTGGGGGTTGGGCTCGTAAACAAACAGATCATACTCAATTAGCAAAGCCACTTGATGTTCAACGAAAGTACGCAGGACCAACAATTCATTATCTTAATAAGTATAAAGAAGTACCTTGGTTAATGTTATTAAACGATCCTCGCCTTTATCCTGGGAAGATGAGAGACCTAATGAATCCTCCTAGGAAGATCTTTTCACAATATAATCAAAAGTGTTTACACCGTAATAGTATTGAATATGATAGCCCTGTTAGGGAAATAACAGAAATAGAACAATTATATAAAGGTATTGAAACTACATTTTTAATTGGAAAAGAAAAGGGTAAATCTATTCAAGAAGCACCAAACACATTAGATAGTTTCTTTGGTGAGCCTGAAGAAAAGACAACTGAAAAAGATATTAACTTTATGATTGTTTGTAATGAGGGCAAACCATCGCGTTATCCTGATTTGAAAAAATATATTTTAGAACATGTCGATGATGTTGATATTTACGGACAATGGAACTCCGATACAATTGGAGATGACTCTCGATTCAAAGGACCTAAGAAGTTTAACGATTTAATGAGAATGTTGCCACGAGTTAAATATACTTTTTGTATTCCAATTAAAAAGGGTTGGGTTACCGCAAAGTTTTGGGAAATGGCTCATTATGGAATTATACCATTCCTGCATCCAACCTATGATCAACAAAAACATTTGGATGTACCTGATTTTATTAGAGTAAAAGATTCTAAAGATCTTTTTAATAAAATTAAATTCCTTGAAGAAAACCCTAAAGCTTATCAGCAACTTCGCGATCAGTTAGATGATATTCTTAAAGAAGAGTATTATGATGGGAGTTATCTCAATGATTTGATCCTAGGTAAATTAACTGAACTAAATAAAAGTAATGCATAACAAAAGAATAGTTTTAGACTTTGATGATACACTCGCTTTAACAACAAATCGCGATTGGGAACATGCTGAACCAAACATAGAGTTAATTCAAAAGGTTAATTCTTTATATGACGATGGGTGGGAGGTTGATATTTTTACGGCACGAGGATCTATCTCTTGTAAAACTCGAGAAGAAGCTAAAGAAAAGTATGCCGGCCAAATCAAAAAGTGGCTAAAGAAAAACGGAGTCAAGTATAGGTCTCTAAGTTTTGACAAACCACTCGCTGCATACTATATTGACGATAAAGGTATCTCTCCTGAACTTTTCCTTAAGACTGATATTAGACAACTCGATGGAGGTTTGTCTGGTGCTGATATTTTTACTGATGGAACATATGTTCATAAAACAGATAAGAATGCTCACAAAGTTAATGAATGGTATTCACAAGTAAAGAACTATATTAATACACCTGAAGTTCTAAGACTTGTTGGTGAAACTTTAACAATTGAGTATATACAACATGACAAAAGTTTCTTCAAGAATAATTTCCACCGTGCAATCGGAATTATTCAAGAAAGTCTTGAAGATTTAAAGGAGATTGATTCGCCTGAAGATTCTCTTGAATTTTCTGATTATGTTGCGCGGATTTATTCGCACTCTGATATTTCTGGTGAGTCATATTTTAATACCATATGTGATTCTCTTAAGTATTTAAATCTTAAACGTTCATTTTCTCATGGCGACTTTGGAGTTACAAATATGTTATTTAAGAGTGAGACTCTTTACTTAATTGACCCTATTCCCGATGTGTTTGGCTGTACCGAAATTGATGCAGCTAAATTCTGTGCGAGCCTTATCGTGAATCAATATGATAACGACATAGTCAATAACTCGATCTCAACATTATCTATGTTTAATTCTATTAATCAGACCGACTTTAAAATTCTTATTGCGGCTGAACTCATTCGAGTTTTTAAATATCATCCTAATAACCAAATCATTTCTAAAGCAGTTAAAAACATATGTGTATTATGAACAACATTTTAATAATAAGTAACAAACCTGAACGGCTCGAATCGTTCATTAAATATTACAACATTTTCAATGAACCGACTGATATAGTTCTAAATGTAATACTCGATGATCGTTATCAAACATATGATCTTAGTGATACTATTAAGGATAATTATAACATCTATTATGCGTCTGATGCGGTTAAGCAATTGGTTCCAAGATTATCTGATCCTGAGACCGCGGAGATTATCCTTGACAAATTCCGTTTGTCAATTAAGCTTCTTGTTATTTTATATGCTCATGAAGTACTAGGTATGGAAAAGGTTTGTATGATGGACGATGACACGTTCCTTATTCAACCTATTGATAGTTACTTCGAAAATGATTATGTTTTCTATAATGAAAGAGTACTTGGTCGCATGTCTGTTGCTGTCGAGAATCTTATGACAGGAATCTACAGTGATCTTGTGGATGTTCATAAAATGAATACTAAGCCCCACTTTACTTTAAACTCAGGTCAGGTAATACATACAAAAAATCCAAATCTATTCAAGTTTATTGATAGAGCGTTCTGTTCAGACTTACTTAATGTCGTATGTGGAGCTATCGAGAAGTATAAATCAAAGAAGAACTACCTGGGTAATATTCATCATCGACCAATTGGTGGAAAGTATTGGATCATGGAACAAAACGTCTATGCTGTTTACTTCAGGTGGTTAACCGAGAATGGTTATGCTGTAAAAGAGTTTCCAAGAAATGAGTTTAAGCTATACGAAGGCCTTCTTAAACCAAATTATACAATGGACAGAATTAGAAAACTTCCAAAATTTTTACATTACCTTCCTACAGATAAGTCACCGTTATATGATACGGTCGCAAAGCAGCTTGACAGAATCATAAATAAAGAAATACATGTTCCTAGATAAAAATAAACTACCAAATGATGCTAAGATTGGCTTCACCTGTTCAACCTTCGATTTATTACACGCCGGTCATATTGTGATGTTGCAAGAAGCAAAATCATTATGCGACTATCTTGTATGTGGTCTATTAATTGATCCAACTGTTGACCGCCCTGATTCTAAAAACAAACCGATCCAATCTCCATTTGAAAGGTACGTACAATTATCGTCATGCCGATATGTCGATGAAGTTATACCTTTCACGACTGAGCAAGAAATAGTTGACATCATATTAACTATAAATCCTGACATCAGAATTGTTGGCGAAGAATATCGAGACACGGATCACACAGGAAAGGGCTTATGCCCTGTACATTATAATAAAAGAAAACATTCATTCTCTTCGTCAGATCTTAGAGACCGAGTAATAAAATCAAATATATAATTATATAAAACACACGCCTATTACATCATGATGATCATGATAGGCAAAGCATAATAAAAATTTAAGTAAAAAAATATTAAAATAAAATGAAAAGTGAAATAACATATGGCAGTATCGTGCCTTTAATCGGAGGAGAAAGTTTAGGAATTCAAAATGTTCTTGATGGTAAACATCCTGAATGGGTAATGTCATATCGAGCTTTTGAAGCTAATGATGCCCATTATATGAATCATATTAGAAACCAAGGGTATGAAGGAGATTATGTATTTCTTGATGAAACTCATGGTTATAAAGCAAAACAAGTAGATGTAGTAAATACGGTTTGCCCTTGCGCAGGTTTATCATCCTTATCACCAACATCAAATGCTAAGAGTGCTACAAACGATTGGATGTATCATACGGCCGAGCATGTTCTTGAAAATATTAAACCAAAAGTATTTTGGGGAGAGAACGCGCCAAGACTAGCGATGTCAACAGGAGCTCCGGTTGTCGATAAATTAAAAGAAATTGCTAAGAAATTTAATTATACATTTAGCATTTACAAAACAAAAAGTCTGGTGCAAGGTTTTTCTCAAGTTCGTGATAGGACGTTCTATTTCTTTTGGAAAGACGATTCTGTTCCACTCTTTGATTATATCCATCGACCAAATCAAAAAATTGAAGATTTATTAAACGCCGTTGTAAATGATCCGGAAGATCCTATGAGCGAAGTTCTTAATAAAGATATTCCTTCAGAGTTTTGTTTATATAATTATATTCTCAATGAAATTCATGGCGGTATTTCTCATGCTGAGTTTGTAGATAAGCATTTAGAAAAATCATCAAATGCGTTTCATTATATTGAAAATAACGATTCATATGATAAACTAATCCCATGGCTACAAGAAAAGGGAGAAGATCGTTGGGCTGCTACAATTGGTCGAATGAATGAGAAAGTTAAACATGGTAAAGGCGTAATGCGTAGAACTATTACTTGGCCAAAGGATTATATTGGTGCTTTTGTTGGTCATCTCCCTTTATTCCTT